AAAAGCCGGTTCGTCCTGGCCATTACGCACCACTCGCCCTCATGTATCGGGACATCCCAGATGTGATGATGGTAGCGAACAGATCCCTCCTCATCCTTGGGCCGCCAATCCTTGGGAGCGCGGTCCCTGATCCGGTTAACAATTTGCTGGGCTTGACGCCATACCGACACAGGCAATCGATAGGATTGATCCAAGACTGTCTTCTTCTCTGTCGCGGAAAGAAACGCGCCGACATCGGCGCCTTGGAACCCCATTATAGCCTGGTCATCATCCCCCGTAAAAACCTGTATGCGAGGCTGTTTCCTAAGTACACCGACCATGGACCATTGAAGGGTAGACAAATCCTGCGCCTCATCGACAAACAAAGCATCAATATCCGGGCACGAATCCGACTGCACAAAATTTTCGATCATGTCGGTGAAATCTATCTTCCCCCGGACACTCTTGTAATTCTCATAGGCCCGGACAAGGCGCTTCAGTTCCGACCAGTTTACATTGTAATCCGCCAGTTGCCGATGCATCTCCTCAAGGTCGATGCACTTACTGCGGGCCAGGTGGTACTGGCTCATGTAAAAGTCGCCCTTGGATGGCCCCAACGTGTCAAAGTCGGACTCCGTAAAGGCGGAACGTCCTCTGCCAAAGGGTATCCCGACCTCTTGCCCGACTTCTTTCATGTCCTTGAGGCCTATGACCTCGTCGGAACGGTATCCCCCCGCGCGAAACGCCATCGAATGCAACGTCTGGAAATACGGCATATCTCTTTCTTCAATGCCCCAATCCCGGCTAACCCGGTCGCGGCTCTCCTGTGCTGCCTTCCGCGTAAAAGAGACACACGCGATACGATCAGGCGGTATCCCCTGTTCAATGCAATCCCGAATCTTGTTTGAGTTGGTCTGGGTCTTCCCCGTTCCCGGCGGCCCTAAGATAGTCTCATGTTGATCAGTCATTCATTAAACCCCGCACATTCCCTCGCATTCGTTTTCAAAAAAGTTAAGCTGGCCCAAATCTTCCAAATTTCGGAAATCAATCTCGTCCAGAGGTTTGTAAGAACGGTGGACATATTGCTGTTGCTTATACCCCTTCAATACAGTGCCGCCCTCTCTGATAGCTGCGTCAAAATCAACCGCCTCTGCAAAAGAGTCTGGGTCGTTTATCTTCATGTCGCGCCAAAGGGTATCGTTGTGAAATGGGCAGGCTATGCAGGCGCTTTTTGATAGAGGCCTTCCAGGGTAATTCTTACTGAACCATTGCTCACAATCGTTGCGACTAACACCCTTATCAATGAGCGGAAAAACATGATCATAGAACAAATGCCGAGAAGGTTTCATTCGTGAAGCTTCGTCAGTGCTTATGCCCATCCATAAGGAGATAACTGAAGTTTTTGGGTTACGTTGCCTGTACTTCAATCCAATCAATTCTCGCAGTTTCTTGCGTACAGGACTTATTTTGTATTCAGCGGTGCATTGCCGCCGGCCCATGCCGCCGTTAGCGGTGAATAAAGGCATAGACGCAAAACGTTGCCCTGTTGTATTTCGACCTGCAAGATGATCCGCCCGTATATCACCAGCGGTAACGCGATAGGTTGGAAATGGCAGTTGTGTTTCAAGCCAGTCTAAATGCTTGTAAACCCCTTTCGGTTCAAATTGTGTGTCCGCAAAAATCGCGCAGTCCGGCATCGGGGTAAGTTCGCCTTTAGCCGCCATCAACGCCATCACAGTGCTTTGAACGCCTGCACCAAGGCTTATAACTTCAAGCATCAAAACGGTGGCTCCTCTGGATCAAAAATTACATCTGGTAAATCGACTTCGCCGCGGCTCATCTCTGGCACAAACCAGACGCGCACAGCCTTCCAGTTTTCGTTGTTGTCCCTGAAGTTGTAGACCTTGTCGCAGTTCCCACCACCGTTCATCTCCTTCAAACGTTCAGTAATCTGACCGCGGGTGTACTGTGTAAAGTTACTCCTCTTCAAAAACTCCTGGAGCGAACTAAGCTTGAAATATGTGACGCCCTCCTCTGTCCACGGCTTACCCGTCAACAGTTCTTCCGGGCTATGCGCTTGGATGCGCGACGTACAGAAATTCTCCAGAAGTTCGGTAAACAACCCCTTCTGCGTCAGTTCCTCTGGAACAGATATCCGGGTTGCATCACTCAACAAGCCATCGACAAGGCTCCGCCAATCCGCTTCCTTCATTCGCGCAGGCATCTTGTACATTTGTTCCATGCACGCCCGCTGAAACTCCACCTGCATCTGAAGCTGCTTGGTAGACAACTCCAGCCGTGTGCCGTCTACGTCGACAAACCAGACAGGTGGCTCCGACTCCACGACCGTAAGACCACCCACTGGAACGTGCGAGTCAGCATCCCCCACGCCAAATTTCCGCGTTCGGCACAAGGCTTTGTTGCAATGCCCGTGCAGAGGTTCCTGTTTGCAAATGTAGAAATATTCTTTCTTGTCCAGTTGCTGCTGTATAACAACTACCTCACGCGCTGGAATCGGCGGGTTGCAGTATTCCTGGTTATGCTTCTCCAGTAGTTCTCGCCAACCCTGGGGCGCGAATTGCTTGTAATAAACACCAACGTTCAGCAACGTAACGTTACGACCGCCCTCTGGAATACCAAACTCCGTAAGTTTCTGAAGGCACGGAGGTCCATCCTGCAAAACCTCATTGTCGCCGCCAAGAATCACTTCCGACAATTTCTTGCCGGTAATGCGCGACTTCTCCGCTACGGTAAGGAACTCCTCCAAGGACAGCGACTCACCGTCCTCCTTCAACGCGTAACGAGTAGTGTACTGCGCGTTCTGGTACGGAAGATTGATAAAGCTTCCTACATCCCCGCGTTCCGCAAGGAGCTCTTCCTGCTTGGGGAAGATTTCGCAATTCCCCCACCCCAACGCAGAAGCAAACTCCGCCAGCCTGTCGCGTATCTCTGACGCCGCGACCTTTTCTGATAAGAATAAAAATAAATGGGCGCCGCCTGATTTTGAACGGCATGTCACCAGCGGCAGTTTAAATCGTTTAACCTTGGAAAATAATAGAGGTAAATCGAGGTTGTAATCATCGATATCCAACGCACCGAAATAACACTGGTTCGTTTCGTCAATGGGTATTGAGCCCACACCAAGACCACCATCTAAATGCTTTTGGATCAGTTCAATGGTCAACGGAGCACGGACAAGACTGTACGACGCCGCTTGCTTGCCACCGCGTTTACGACCTTGGACATTGGTCTGACCGTGCGCCCCCCGCGATCCTAAAAATAAATCGTGGAACCGTTTTGCTAATTTTTCATCCATCAGGGAAATAGCGGCCGCCGACAAATGCCAACGGCCGCTTGACCCGACCTAAAAAGGAACGTCTTCGGACTGATCCGTAACCGCACCCTCCGCAGGAGGTGGCGCGATCTTCAGATCCCCACGACTGATGCTACCGTGCAACTCCTTCGCGTCCTTATAGGCCTCAAGCGATGGAACACGGCCCTCAAGGGCTATACTCCACGAACCCCATGAGCCTTTATCATTACCGTCCTCAACAGTCCTGAGACGATACGTGTTTGCAAAAGAGGGTAGGGTATTGCCGTTATGCTTCTGCATCATCATCATCGAAAGCCACAACCGACTTCTTTTCAATTGTGTCTTTTTCATGTCCACGATGGCGTTCTCAAGATTGCCGTCTTCATGCACAATTTTGACATAATGTTGCGCGGATCGAACAAGTTCGTTCCCGTTATGCAGGAGCTCGAGGTTTGTGTCGGTATCCCGAATGGCGGTCCTAACGTCATCGCTGTCAACGGATAACTCACCGACAAAGCCGCCGCCTTGAGCACGCGGGACAAACTCCAGAAGCTTCATCTCAAAGTACACCGGGATAACAACCACACCCCCATCACCGTCCCAGCACTTGCCTGTAACCGTGTTGAAGATATCGCCTTGACCCGCGCCTTCAATGAAGGCCGCATCCGACTTTTTAAGTTGAGGCGACAGTGCCTGCAAGATACGAAGAAACGGTATCTGCAAATCGGAGGACGTTACCTCCTCAAAACCAAACCCTGCGTCTTCCGCAAAGGCATCTTCCAAACCAACTGGTAACTTTGCTGCTTTAGCCATCTTTCTATACTCCCTTGATTTTCGCAATCGTTCCAACGTAACCGTTGAAAATTTCCAGATCGATCTCCCGACCAGCCTCAATACGCTCGCGTATCAACTTTTTTAAGGTCATGGGTTCGACCCAGACCTTTGAAGCCGTGTCAAAGCCCTGTTCATCCAGGTCGGCCTGCACAGATTTGGCTTTATTGTCTTCCTTCAGACCAAAACGAATGCTTATTTCGTTTTTTATAAAGTCTCCGGCACCAATATCGCGCAAGTGGGAAAATGCCATTTCCCGCTGTAACGGGTCCTTGGGCATCGTGCCGCTGACAAACTGTTGAAGGGTGACCTGGTTGCCTTCGACCTCGACTTTCGACAAGCCGGTTTCGTTCATTTTGGCCGGGATCAGATCATACACATAACGATCCCGCTCAACCTTCAACCGCTTAACTTCAGCTTCCGCGGCTTTGAGGTCTTTCATGATCGTTGTTGTTGTCTTTATTAATCCCGATAACTCCGTACCGTTCTTGGTGGTCAAATCGTTAAATGCATCTGCATCAACCGCGATTCCGTCCCAAATTTCTTGTTCGTTCATCAACGTATCTCCTCGTCAGGGTTTAAGTTTAGGTCTTCGATACCACCACCACGCAATTGTACTTTCACGGGGTAGTAGGTCTTCTCCATGCGATCCCACTTCAAAACATTTACCCGGCCTTGGTTAATTTCCGCTGCGATAGCAAACGACACGCCTATTATGGCTGGGTCGCCCATGGCCAACAGCCAATCGTCCTCAGTCAACCCGTGAAGGTTGCGACGAATCTGCGATACCAACCTGGATGGGTTGACATGCAACTGGTCATAAGGATTGGTGAGAGTCTCAAGATCTCCCCACTTTGCAGCGGAGACAATATTAACGCGGGGGTTTTCTTGAGTTACAAAAACAGTTGGCATCAATTCTCTCTTTCTGAACACCCGAGGGGGTGCCAGAGCGGAGGGGAGTCCGCTCTGGCGGGACACGCGGCCGAGGAAAGTTCCTTTCCGTTAAACGCGCCCGTTGTTTCTCCTCACAGGAACCGTATTCTTAGTCCATTATTTTAGCGGTTGCAACAGCTAATTTGGAACAGTATAATTTAATCCATGATTTATTCTTATAAAACCAAACCGTACCTTCATCAAAGGGATGTTCTTGAACGATCATGGTACGAAACTAACTGGGCCTTCTTCATGGAGATGGGAACCGGGAAATCAAAAGTCTGTATTGATACTGCGGCTATGTTACACGAAAACGGCAAGATTGACACGTTTGTTGTTGTCGCTCCGAAGGGTGTTTACCGCAACTGGGCCAACCTTGAGATACCCGCGCACATGCCAGACAGGCTCGCGAAAGACGCGACCGTATTGATCTGGCGACCGACCCCGCCCAAGGCACTGAAAAAAGACCTTATTGGTTTTATGCAACCTGCGGAGGGCTTCCGCGTGCTTGTCATGAACGTCGAAGCTCTGAGCACTAAGAAGGGTCAGAAGTACCTAGAAGCCGTCTTACATGCATCCAAGGCGTTGCTGGCTATTGATGAGTCCACCGCCATCAAGTCTCCGAAGGCCTCACGAACAAAGGCGCTGATCCGATTGTCGAGTCTGGCGACTTATCGAAGAATCTTGACAGGATTTCCCGTGACCCAATCGCCCATGGATCTTTGGGCGCAGTGCAGGTTCATGTCACCAGATTTGCTGGGGGATTGCGGCGACAACTTTTTCCAATTCCAGTACAGGTACGCTGTCCAACAAAAACGGCACGTTGGTTCGCATTCGTTTAATCAGATTGTTGGGTATCGGAACCTCGAAGAATTGTCCGTGCTTCTCAAAAACTTTTCCAGCCGCGTCATGAAGGACGAATGTCTGGACCTGCCCAGCAAAATTTACTCGCAGCGCAGTGTGCAGCTGTCCCCGGACCAAAACCGGATCTACAACGATCTAAAGGACTACGCACTCGCGCACATAGAAGATCATGAGTTCATGACCGCAACAAACGTCATGACCCAGCTTTTGCGTATGCAGCAAGTCCTGTCTGGCCACACCAAGTCGGATAGTGGAGAGATTATTGAGGTCAAGGACAACCGAATTGATGAACTGATGGCGTGTTTGGACGAGACGGAAGGCAAAGCAATTATCTGGTCGCGGTTCCGTTATGACATAAAACGGATAGCAAGTGCGCTTACGAAAAAGTACGGACCACAATCCACGGTTACTTACTTTGGTGACACTACAGACGATCAGCGGTCAGAGGCCATTGAGCGAATCCAAAACGGTGACGCCAGGTTCTTTGTTGGGAACCCACAGACGGGCGGCTACGGGATTACTCTGACGGCGGCGACCACTGTCATCTACTACGCAAACAGCTTTGATCTCGCCGTGCGGATGCAGTCCGAAGATCGGGCGCACCGCATCGGTCAAAAGGAACACGTGACTTACATCGACCTAATTGCCGAAGACACCATCGATGAGCGGATTGTTAAATCTCTGCGAAACAAGATGGACATTGCGGCCGTGGTCATGGGTGAGGAACTGAAGGAGTGGTTAACGTAATGCCCGAAAGTATCACGTTCATCTGGAGCGATGTCGCTGGGGAAGCAAATCCCTCGCCCACAACTCGTAAGAAATTGGAGGAGTGGAAGA